ATAAATACATCATATACCACATAAAATACTAATATAATTACACACAATGATATTACGGCAGGAAGTTTATACATAATCGCACTGATGATTTCCTGTATTTTTTCAATTATATTAAAATGCATTGGTTGTTTATCTACTATTACAATAGAAAACAATATACGAATTATTTTGTAGCATGTTCGGTTGTTACGTTCGGTTGTTACGTTCGGTTCTATATACTCCATATAAACACACTGCACCGAACACTGTTCCAATTATCATATCTATTGCACAATCTATACTTATGGTAGTTGGTGTGTCTACTTTTGTATTTTCACTATTATTCACTATTTGCAGCCATTTTTGCATATTGATGAACACACCATTACACGGACGAAGCATTTTATTAATTTATATATGTAAAAATACCTATATTTTTTACATAAATTAATAAAAATTGATTTATATTTAAATTTAGAGATTTAGATATAATAAGTATGCAACTTTCTCATACATCGGAATACCTGTTACCTATGTTGAATGATCCGTGTGTTCGACCGTGTGTTCGGTTATGGGGATCGGTACTAATATCAACTGAACTTCGCGCTGTTCGAAAATCAGATAAAATTGCACAGATAAATCGCCGTAACTATATTACTAGATTAAGAAATGAACTTACCAACATTGTGATAAATAACTAAAATTCTATTTACCCGTTTTCATAACCAATTTATATATTTTTCTATACGATTCATTCGTATATTGATAATTCGTATATTGATAATTCGTATATTGATAATTCGTATATTGATAATTCGTATATTGATAATTCGTATATTGATTATGATTTTAATCAAATCATAATATAATCCAACAACAAATGAATCGTCTATTCTTAAAGAAACATACACCAGCAATATCTATTGCTGTATTTATTATACTATACGCCGCATTGAGCCATATTAAACCATCATTAATGTTCAATGATGATGGATCGTTGAGACAATTTGGTATTGGGTATAGATCAAAAACTATATTTCCCGCATGGCTAATTGCTATTATTATTGCTATATTGTCGTATTTGGCAGTATTGTCGTACGCTACGATGTAGTGTATCGCGTAATTTATGATATCGATTTATGATATCATAAATTAAAAAAGTCTCTGACGGGATTCGAACCCGCAATCTTTGGTGCCGAAAACCAACGCGTTATCCATTGCGCTACAAAAACATTGTGATGTCTACTGACATATTATAATATAGGATTCAATGTCTAAGTCTATTCGTTCGTACATTCGTTCGTACATTCGTACATTCGTTCGATTCAATCGATTATGTTTCGCGGCACATCCGCATTTTCAAGTTGAGCAAGTTGTTTCAACATTTTATCTGTATCACTCAGTTTATGGTTTAATTTATGATCCAGATAATTTGTTTCTGGAGCATATTCGTTTTTCTTAATTTCTGAATATTGATGATTCATTATATCAGGAATATTACTAACGAAATCCTTATATTCAACCGCAACAATGGGTATTTTAGACGAATACACATCTGTTAGAATACTAACTGCAAAATACAATAGAAACTTCCTGCGGCTAGTCGCACCCGATGTATATCGGATATAAAACAAATTTAAAAGTGATTGAATAATCGTTTCCGATAATCTGTCTTTTCTCTCTTTGACTTCGTTTAATATTATCTCCCATACAATACAAATTGGTTCTTTTTTAAATTTATCATCTGTTGGTATAAATTCTCTAATAGAACATTCTAGGGGGGTTTTCATTTGTTTGTAACGAGTCCCGATTGCAATCATCCACTCAATCCAATAGCAAGCCGTAATCATATTGTTTGAATCGTTTGATATATTAAATGCAAATTCATTCGCTGCAATACATATCTCTCTTGGATCATCTTCTTGAATGATATTTATTGTATATTTTGTGCTTGGGGCCTTTGAATTATATGATATAGACGGTAGTTCAAAACAGGATGTTTTATTCAAATGTATTCCATTTATGGGCTGTTTTTTCTTGGATAGACAAATTATACAAATCAATTCACAGAATATACCGCGTATAGTTGGATCATTTCGACTCGAAAGCAAGTCGCCGCTACTGACATATGGATATATTGCATCACGAAATGCACTATATTTATTTGCGATATATATAGGTAACTTGGGGTTTCCAATATGTATATTTCTGGAAACCATCAAAATAATCGTTTCCCATATATCCAAATAATGTCCTGCACAAATAAACTCTGTGCACCAGTGAAGGGATTCCTCTAATGAAGACCCATTCAATGATGCGACGAACGATTTCTTGCAAGCTGTTTTTTTATAACCTGAAAAGGTGATGTTTCTGAATTCGGCCTCTTCTCTCTTGTCATTTATATAATGATTAGGATACTCGTCATGTTGTTGTTTATCAGACAATATATTAAGATCATCTAATACATCCATAAAGGATAACTATATTACGTATATACTAATGAAAATGATTTTTTACGTGTGAAAAAAATCACAATAGAACATATACAGTGTTATATCAAACCAATGTATATTGCTTCTGAAATTTCGGAATTTATATCATCTACTGGCAAGAGTATAACTGGGAAATTATCCACAATGCCAAAAATACCAGTTTTAACCAAATTGTTTATTGTGTTTATTGTGATAATGACGTATATACTCATATATAATTACACTACGAAGTTGCAAGTTGAAGGATTTGAATCGAACGTTGAATCGAACAACCAAATGACTACTCAAAAATTCGATATGAGAAACAATGTTCCTGGAATATATGATAAATTCTACTGCGGCATATATGACCAACTTGTTCTGAATGAGTCTAAAAATCATTTTGAATTGGAAACCCTTAAGAAATATACAACGTTGAATAAAGAGACTTCTCGTATACTTGATATTGGGTCGGGAACTGGTCATCATGTGAATCTTCTCAATAGTGCTGGATATCAGTCTACTGGATTGGATGCGTCGACCGATATGGTCGATCAATCAATTAAATCATTCCCCGAATCTAAATTTGTACTAGGGGACACGACAGATTCAATGTTGTTCCAACAAGGTCAATTCAGTCACATAATGTGTCTCTACTTCACTATATATTATATTCAGGATATGCAACGTTTTTTCGCAAATTGCCACGCATGGATCGAACCAGGTGGTTATTTGTTGTTACATTTGGTCGATAGGGATAAGTTCGATCCAGTGATTCCTGCGGGGAGTCCATTTGTAATTGTACCCCCGCAGAAGTATGCAAATGAACGAGTTGTCGATACATCGGTTAAATTCAAAGATTTTCAGTACACGTCAAAATTCGATATTAATGTTGATAATGATACTGCGGTGTTTAAGGAAACCTTTACTGATGATCGTACGGGCACAGTTAGAAAACACGAACATTCAATGAAAATGCCTACTCAGAAAACTATTTTAAATTTAGCAAAGAGAGAAGGATTTATTTTGGAAAGTATGCGACGGATGGCCGAATGTGGGTATGAAGATCAATATCTATATACATTGCAACGAACTAATTAGATAAATATGTTATATATGATCACGAATCAATATAAACATTAGTTTACATTATATATTACCTCGTATAACAGTATATACAATGTCCGCACCACAAATGCAGCGCAAAGATTCATCATCTCCATATACCGAAGAAATGTTTGTAACAAATCGATTAGGGTTAAAAGAACCTATTTTATTCGATACTATTTTGAATCGAATTCGTGTATTGGGAAACATGTCTAAATTATCAGTTAATTACCATGATCTTGTAATCAAAGTGATTGAACAAATGTATGATGGGATTCATACGTATCAGATCGACGAATTAACGGCTCAACAGTGTGCATCTATGGTTACTATACACCCAGATTATGGTATTTTAGCTGCATATATCGTCACATCAAATCTACATAAGAACACTGATGAATTATTTTCCGACGTAATGCACACATTATATAATTTTACGGATGTTCGAGGGAACGCGTCTCCGCTTATATCAAGAGAATTATACGATATTGCAACGAACCCATTATACAAGGAGTTGATTCAACAACAATTGGATTTCACTCGTGATTTTTCAATTGATTATTTTGGTTTAAAAACTCTTGAGCGCGCATATTTGATTCAATCGAATGGAATTATTCGTGAGCGACCCCAGCATATGTGGATGCGTGTATCTATTGGTATCCACGGTTCAGATTTGGAACGGGCGTTTGAGACGTACGATTTAATGAGTAAGAAATATTTTACACACGCAACTCCTACATTATTTAACGCTGGAACTCCTAGACCACAACTATCGTCTTGTTATCTCCTAGGAATGGAGAGTGACAGTATCGACGGAATTTACGGAACTCTTCGGGATTGTGGTCGCATTTCCAAATGGGCGGGTGGAATTGGTCTTCATATACACAATGTGAGAGGGAAAGGAAGTCATATTCGTGGTACAAATGGCGAATCGAACGGTATTGTCCCGATGTTGAGAGTATTCAATATGACGGCACGGTATGTAGATCAATGTTTCGATCCAAATACATTGGTAATGACCCCGAATGGATTTAATTTAATTTGTAATATTTCAATCGGTGATACAATAATAAATGGTCAGGGTTATTCCGACAGTGTTGCTGAAGTACATCGTGCGAAATATACGGGTGAAATGATTACAATTGAGTCACCTAAACAGATCCATCCAATTCGAGTTACATCGGAACATCCGTTTTACGTTGTCAGGGGATTAATTAACAATTGTTCCGACCTGACAATTGAACAAGGAATTAGATCAAAGACAATTTTTCCAGAGTATATATCCGCAAAAGAGCTTAATGTAAATGACCGAATTATAATGCCTCGACCAAACGAATCAACCGATGAAGGAATATTAACTGTCCTATCCGATGATGATTTGTATATAATTGGTTTAATTTTATCATGTGGGGAAATCGATTTCCGTACATTGAATATGAAATTACATTTTAATAACGATATGCCGACACATATTATGAAACGTTGTCGTCGACACGCATTATTTTATAAATCTGAGTATACACAGTTTACCGATTGTGTAGATAATATTAGTACTTTCGAATGGACATTTAATTCGTCGATCCCGATAACAACGGGAATGATATATAATTCACATTGTGAAAAACATATCAATGAGTTGTTTATGAAACTTCTCCCTAATCGTATGCAATATTTACTTGATGGTATTTTTGCCGGAACTTGTAAAACAATTGGTGTAGATTCCCAATGTTTGGTAACAAATCCGTCTTATCAGTATATCGGTGCTGTCAAACGAATGATGTCTAT